CTCCTTTGTTTTCAATGACTTAGCAAAATAGTTGTTAACATGTTAAGTATCTTAAGTCCTTGTTTTTATTGAGTTTTTTTCGGTGGAAGCCTAGGTAGGGCGGTTATTAGGACTTGCAAACCTTACCGCCCGGCGGGCACACCCACAGAGCCTCGACCTGGGAAAATTTGAAAAATTGCGAGAGAATCTTGACACCCCCTTAGAGGGAGAGTATAATAAATAAATAATTACATCTTTTTAAAGAGAAACAATGACTAAAGAAAAATTTAAGTATGGTCCACTTATATATAACTGTATAGGTGATGAAAATGAAGAGGGTAACTATTATTGGCCTGGACACCCTCCTGTAGCTTATGACGATACAGGCGTGCCAATAGACAGAGATGGTAAACAATGTTTACCCCTGGATTGTCCTTTTCATCCACATTATGTTTTTAGAGATACTATTACTTCTAAATATGGTATTAAGTTTCCTGCATCTTTTAAAGACTATAAAGAATGGCTTAGTAATAACTTTCTTGTTTTTGATGAGTTAGCTGTAAAACGTAACATAATAACAAAAATAATTACACAAGTCATTGTAAAGACTGATGCAGCTAATGTTTATAAGATGGTACATCTTAATATAAAAGTAGTTGAAAATCACTATGGAGAGTCTTTTACGAAAAAGAAAGTAGAATCAGATGCCGACACGTAGAACACAAATTATTGATGCCCTTGTAGCAGATTTAGAAACTAATACAGATGTAGCAGCTGGAAACGTCTACAAGCGATTCAAGTACCTTGACGAGCTAAATGATTTTCCCTCCATTACCTTTTTAGCTGGTGGAGAAGATCGTATTCACTATGGAGCAGGTGAAAAGTTTGGAAGAATGAATGTACAGATTAGAAACTATGTTTTTGCCGAAGATCAGCTAGACGCAGCCGAAGAGCTATCCAACAACGTTGAATTGTTAGTTATTGATAAGTTCGCAGGTGCACATCGCGATCTAGGAGTTCAGAGTGCTCAAGTAGTAGAGTTTCGAACTGATGAAGGGCTCTTTTCTCCTTATGGAATCGGAGACCAGACTGTAACAATCACATATGAGATAGAGTAATAGGCATGGCAGACAAAGCAATACAACCGATAACAACAGTTGAAGCACTTAATCGCAGTTTAGAGACACCACCTCTAGACCCTGTGATACTGGCTGTTGCGAATGATTATCTTAGTGGCAAATCAATCAGCACGCTAGCTGAAGAGTATGGCATTAGCGAAGATCGCGTTACCTCAGTAATAGAGAAAAAAGAGGTAAAGGCGTATATTGATTCAGTATTCGCTACGCAAGGATATCTCAATAGGGTCAAGCGTGTAGCACTAATCAATCGCGTCATAGACCAAAAGCTTGAAGAGGCTATGGAAACTGGCATCTATTCAAAAAAAGATTTACTAGACTGGATGAAGCATCTTCAAGATGTGGAGACTAATCTTAAACCTAAAAAAGATGGCCCAGCTGTTGCAGTCCAGATAAACAACTATGATCGATTAATGAAAGATTTAATGGATTAAATATACATAAGAGAAAAATTTCGCGGCAATCATGACGTGTCCGCGGGAGAGAGAGGTAAAAATGACGGCAAAAAACGATCAACCCTTAAAACTAGTGGGGCGCTTTAACGTTGACTTCGAACGTATCATATCATCATTGCCCTGGGACCAAAAAACTAAAGGTCCTAATAAGTATTGGGAAAACCATATGAAGTATGATGACATTGATATGACAGGTTGGGTTAAACGAATTGGCGATGCCATGTGTGAAGCAGTTGGTGGCTTGATGTGGGATTTACAATATACCCCACCAGGAAGCATTACACATCCTCACTCAGACAGCTGTAGCTTATTTGCTGCGCGAATGTTTGAGACGGAAAAGGTAAAAGATGGAATTGTCGACGTTCATAAACGATATGTCCGATACTGGATTCCCCTGAACGATAGAGCATTTGGACAATGGTTTGAAGCTGAAGGAGTTCGCACACTGTGTGACTGGCAGGCTGGAGACATTTTTATCAGCCCAGGAGCATATAGGCACACAACTGCTACTACAGGAGATGAGGGCAGATACTTAATGAAAATTGCTGCTGTTAAAAATTCTAACACGCTGGCAGGCAGAGATGGTTTTGAGACTTACGATTTGAGGAGCGTGCAATGACGAGACTAGGAGATACTAGACCACTAGAGAAGGTTGCACGAGTTAAGGCTAACTTTCACAGATTTATAGAAGAACTGCCTTGGGACAACTATGGCACTAAAGAATGGCGCGGTGATCACTGGATGGGCAGATACGAATACTATTATTATGATGTTGAGGGTGAGTTAAACGATATTGGATGGGCTATTACTAATGCTCTAGGGGAGCGCGGTAAATGGACTTGGGTTATAATGAAAACTATGCCAGGAAGTATTACTGGTCCTCACAACGATGCCTTTAGAGATACTGCCCGTGTGTTTAGAGAGCCGTGGACAGATAAAGAAAGCGCACGTGACCGCTATTTACGTTTTTGGATTCCAATGGAAGATAGAAAGATGGGACACGTATTTGAGGTTGAGAATGGACCTTGCTTAACAGATTGGCGTGCTGGAGATGTATTTATTACACCTAGCACCCCTATTCATTGTTCAGCAACCTATGGCATAGAACCTAGATACACCTTTCTTATGAACGGCTATAACGAATCAGATAACGCAGCTCTGCATGATTATGCTGAGCATGATGTTACACACGTTGGGAAACTATCATGAGTAAACAACCAAGAGACGACGGAAATGCCACAATACCTGTTTTAGGACTGCGACCTGGAGGAGGACAAGCTATTGTCACTGGAACTTCTGCAGCTAGAAGTACTGCAATTGCTAGTTCAGTTCGTGTAATCACTCTATATAGCACGGTAGACTGCTTTATTGAAACAGGCGATAGCTCTGTAGAGGCAAACACTTCAACCTCACATTTTTTACCAGCACAGATACCATATGATATAAGTCTAGGCAGTGAAACTATTGCTAGCGACAATGATCGATTTGTATCGGCTATAACAGCTTCAGGTTCAGGGATACTATATGTAAGTGAGAGAGACTAATGGCTGTCACAAGACTTAGACTCGCTTTAAGTCTTTCAGCTGTTAAGCGATTCCTCGGAGACAGCGCGGGTGGCGTAGTCGATCACATCTTAACACAGGCCTCTGATTTTCTTACCGCTCAAGACGGTAGACCAATTCTAGGTGAGAATACTGAGTTTGCTACAGGACCCCGCTTTGTTGATGAACCACTTTCTGGATTGCTAACTGAAGCAGGTGAGTTTCTCTTTACACAAGATGAAAATATTCTTTCTGCACAGAGTGTTTTATCAGTTGAAGCGACTGGCGAAAACTTCTTACTATCTCAAGATAATAGAATACTGATCTCAGAAGATGGATTACTTCTTCTCACAGAGCAGAGTGAACTTATTGGTCAGTCTACCCCCGCTGACGGATTAACCACTCAAGATGGTATATCTCTATTTACTCAAGACGGCAAACAGATACTTGCTGAACAGTCTGAATTTACAGGCTTGAATGTTAAAGGTGACATTCTACTAACACAAGATGGAAACATATTAACAGCTGAGAATAATGATTATTTAAATGCTCAGAGTTCTGTGTTTGTCTAGTAATTAGTTAAGCTTAAAAAAACACTTTTGACATTGACATGCAAAAATGCAACAATACACCATAGTATATTTAAGACTAGGGAGAGAAAAAAATGGCAAACGTAAAAATTACCGAACTAACCGAACTTGCCGCCATTGACGTGGCAGATAATGACGTTGTGCCAATTGTTGATGTCGGAGGCGACACAACCAAAAAAATTACAATTGAAAGCTTAAAAAGCGCTACAGCAGCTGCAAATGGCTTTGTTACTTTTACACGATTAGATGCTAATATTAACGTTGTACAAGACAATGTAGCTTCTCTTTCTTCAGAAGATACTGCGTTACAAGCTAGACTAGATACTAACGTTACAGCTTTTACTAACGAAGACACTGCGTTACAGGCTCGCATAGACGCTAATGCCCTAGTAGCTGCTTCTAACGACTTTATCACTTTTACACGATTACAAGCTAATATAGATTTGGTTCAAGATAACGTAGCTTCTATTAGTGTTGATACCGCTGCTGGTACTGAAGCTAGATTAAATGCAAATCTTAATATAGTGCAAGACAACGTAGCCTCAATCGATGCGAACGTTGCCTCTATTGTTGATACTGGTGGACACACAGTTACTTTTTCTGCAAATGTAATTCCTTCAGCTGACGGGGTATATGATTTAGGCTCTGCTACTAATAAGTGGAAAGACCTTCATCTAACAGGAAATTCAATCAAACTTGGTGGAATTACTATATCTTCCTTAGGTGATGAAGGTATAACTATTATAGGTACTTCTGGTGAACAGGCTAACGTTGTTACTCCTCAACTTGGGGGTGCTGCTAACGTATCAGCCAACATAGCTACTCTAGAAGCGAATGTTGCTGCTACTGACACTCGTTTAGGCGCTAATATTACTCTTCTCACTAATGAGGATACAGCGCTACAAGCTAGGATAGACGCCAATGCCCTAGTAGCTGCCGCTAACGACTTTATTACGTTCACACGGTTAGATGCTAATATTAACGTTGTACAAGACAACGTAGCTTCTCTTACTACAACTTCTGCTAACGAAGATACTGCACTACAAAGTAGGCTAACAACTAACGTTACAGCTTTTACTAACGAAGATACTGCCTTACAGGCTCGACTAGCTACTAACGTTACAGCCTTTACTAATGAAGATACAGCTCTACAAGCTCGTATAGATGCTAACGCTCTAGTCGCAGCTTCAAATGATTTTATCACGTTCACACGTTTAAATGCTAATGTTGATGTAGTACAAGACAATGTAGCTTCACTTACCTCAACATCTGCTAATGAAGATACCGCACTACAGGCTCGACTAGCTACTAACGTTACAGCTTTTACTAACGAAGATACTGCACTGCAGGCTCGTATAGATGCCAACGCTCTAGTCGCAGCTTCAAACGACTTTATTACGTTTACTCGACTTAACTCTAATGTAAATGTAGTACAAGATAATGTCGCACAAAACGTTACTGATATCACTGCTTTAGAAACTAGACGTGCAGCTAATATCGCAGGCGCCGTCTCTTCAATTACTACATCAGATTTAACTGCGTCAAGAGCCCTAGTCTCTGATGGTTCGGGCAAAATCGCAGTTGCAACTACTACGTTAGCAGAATTAAACCATGTAAGCGGTGTTACCGCAGCTGTTCAAACTCAGTTAGATGCAGTTGAGGCAAGACGAGCTGCTAATAATATTGCGACCACATTTACTGATGACGTAATTATCACAGGTAACTTAACTGTTACTGGTGAAACAGTCGCCTTAAATAGTACTAATAAGGAAATCAATGATACCATTATTATGTTAGCCAATGGAACTACAGGTACACCTTCCCAAGATATTGGTTTCTTATTCAATCGTGGAACTGAGGGTAACGCGGCATTTTTCTATGATGAGTCAGCTACAACATTTAAATTATCAGACACTTTAGATCCTAGTTCTAACACATCACTCTCTCCTGTTACTGCTTCTAACTTAAGTGTAGGTATCTTAAACGCAGCTACTGTTAACCAAAATGGAGCTACACTAGATGATCTAATTTCTTCCAATGTAGATGGAGCTATTTCTTCTGTAAATGATACTAACTTAACCGCTTCAAGAGCCTTAGCTTCAGATGCTTCAGGTAAGATTGTAGTATCCGCTGTTACTGACACAGAGCTAGGTTATCTAGACGGTGTTACGAGTGCTATTCAAACTCAACTAGATGCAAAACAAGCAACTATAACTGGAGCAGCTACTACTATAGATGATGCTGACTTAACTGCCTCAAGAGCGTTAGTATCTGATGGTTCTGGTAAAGTTGCCGTTAGTGCAGTTACTGCAACTGAAATTGGTTACTTAGATGGTGTTTCAAGCGCTATACAAACTCAGCTTGATGCTAAATCTTCAACAGCAAACGCTGAAGCTTTAGCTGCGGGTATCGCAAGCGTAGGTGTAGCAGACGGTTCTATCACAACTGCAAAACTAGCTGCTGATGCAGTAACAGGTGCCAAGATAGCAGATGATGCTATTGACTCTGAGCACTATACAGATGGATCGATAGATAGAGTTCACCTTGCTGCTGATATTATTGATGGCACAAAAATTGCTGATGATGTTTTAAATTCTGAACATTATGTTGCAGGTTCTATTGATGCTGAACATATAGCCAGTAGTGCAGTGACAACTGCAAAAATAAATGATAATGCAGTTACTGTAGGAAAATTAGCTGCTACACTAGATCTTGGAGTTCTTTCATAAGAGAGCTTTGTTAAAGTAAAATATTTTACTTTATAAACTGGAAGCGCCTTGTAACTTACAAAATTAATTTGACAGACTCAGTAGTAAAGATTATAGTAAAAGGAAAGTAAATGACAACAAAAATTAGCGCTCGAGTTGGTGGCTTAGGCATAGATGCTAGAGACAAATTTGAAGTACAGTCTAATGCAACTGTCACTATTGGAGATGGCACTACCACAGGTAACGTAAATATTGGTGGAGCCACTACTATTGGTGGAGCCACTACTATTGGTGGAGCCACTACCATGGGCGGATTTACTGCTAATGGGGTAGCTGTTTTTGGCAGTATAGAGGGTACTAATCTAAGAAATAGAATTGTATACTATGCTCCTTTTAACCAGATGTATCAACAAATTGGTGACGGCACGTTTAATACTGGCGGAACACTTAATTTTTCACGTTACCTTTCGGCTGATAATATTGCGGTGTCTATGAATACAATTACTTATAGCATGAGTGTGACAGGAAATTTATCTATTGGCACTAATTCCTCTAACACATTTACAGTTAATGGAACATTCGATTTAGGAGCATTTTAAGGAGTAAGATATGGCTACACAGCTACAATTTAGAAGAGGTACAACAGCTCAAAATAACAGTTACACAGGTCTTGCTGGTGAAATCTCTATTGATACAGATACTAAAAATATTCGCATACACGATGGATCTAATGCTGGAGGTGCAGAACTTATACCTGCAGGTACTATTGTTGCGTATGGCTCTACTACACTCCCATCAAACGCAGGTTGGTTAAAATGTGATGACTCAGCAGTAAGTAGAACTACTTATGCTAGACTATTTGCAGTTATAGGAACTACTTATGGAGCAGGCAATGGAAGTACAACTTTTAATGTGCCAGACTTTAGAGATAGAGTTCCCCTAGGTGTAGGCACTAATAATTCTAGTTTAGGTGCTGAAACAACAGGTGCAGCAGCTTCAGCTGTTATGGCATCTGCAACTAAAAACGGAGTGACTACAGGAGCTTCTAATACTGGAACAAGTAACACTGGAACTGGCAACACTGGAACAGCTAACACAGGTACAGCTAACACAGGTAATGCAGGCGCAAATACTGTGGCAACTAACACAGGTAATGCAGGCGCAACTACTGTTGGTCATACTAATAACGCTGCTGTTAATACAGGTGGTGCAGGCGCAAGTACTGTAGCAGCTAACACAAGCAATGTAGGAGCAAACACTGGAACAGGTAATACTGGAAATGCAGGTGCAACTACTGTTGGCTATAATGCTAGTAATAATGTTAACGTAAAAACTGGCACTGGTAATACTGGCACTGGTAATACTGGAACAGGTAATACTGGAACAGGCAACACCGGTAACCAAAATGCTGTAATAACTACTGGAACAGGTACCACTGGAACAGGCACTACTGGTGGTGGAACAACTGCAGCTAGTGATACTGGTAATTTAAACGCTAATATTAACACAGGTTCAGAAACACCCTCATTTACAGGAAATGGAGCAGGTACTGCATCTATAGGTGGTAAAGATACTTCTGGTAACATTGCAGTTATTTCTGGCGGAGCTGTTGGTGCGCATACACATACTGTAGGTGCACACACTCATAATATACCAGGGCTATCAGTTCCTGGATTATCAGTTCCTGGATTATCAATTCCTGCTCTGAGTATACCAAACCATAGTCATGGCATTCCGGCACTGTCAGTGCCTGCATTAAGCGTTCCTGCACTTAGTATACCAGCTTTAACCATTCCATCACTGACAGTTAATGCACACTCTCATAGTATACCATCGCTCTCAGTCAATGCGCATGCTCATGCTGTGCCTTCACTAACAGTCAATTCGCATTCTCATACTATACCGTCACTCACAGTAAACAGTCATGCTCATACTATACCATCACTCACGGTAAACAATCACGCCCATAGTGTGCCAGCACTGTCTATACCAGCACTATCAATACCAGCGTTATCAATACCAGCTTTAAGTATTCCTTCTCTGACAGTTAATGGTTTTTCTGTAAATACCACTCTCCCTAATCAAGTGGTTCAGTACATTATAAAGACGTAGGTATGTTATGGCGGATAATACTAGAGAACTTGACCAGATACAACAAGAATTAGACGAAATTCAAAAACGTAGTAATGAGAATAAAGTTTCTATTGCTACTCTAGATGCCCTCTCTCTTGAACGACATGAACATATCATGAAGACTCTTAACACTATGCACGAGAAGATTTCAAATTTAGAAACTCTTGCAACAAGTGGCAGAAGTTCTATCAGAACCCTTTGGTATGTTGGTGCTATAACTGGAGGTTTTATGGCCTTTGCTTACACAGTTTACAGCTTCTTTCCTAGATGAGTTTTTTTAAATTAAATATTGATAAATTATGTTCTAAATTACCTACACCCGTTCAGTTCAATGAAGCTCAAAGGTCTATGGTTGAGGGGTTAGAGAATAATCGTTTTTTTGTAACAATCTCCGCTCGAAGAACTGGCAAATCATATGCTGCTGCGATTCTTGCTTTCGCTAAATTATTAGAACCAAAACAACAAGTAATGGTGGTTGCACCAAACTTCTCTTTATCGTCTATTATCTGGGATTATGTTACTGACTTAGTTAAACAGATGGAACTTGAAGTCGATCGTTTTAACCAAAAAGATAAAGTGGTTAAACTAATTAACGGCAGTACTTTTAGATTACTTTCGGCAAACAACAGAGACTCTTTAGTGGGTCGTGCTGCAAATCTCCTAATAGTAGACGAAGCAGCCATTATCTCAAACGACGAGTATTTTACTAGAGATCTTCGACCTGCGCTTTCTACTTTTAAGGATTCTCGTTGTTTATGGATATCTACTCCTAGAGGTAAAGGTAATTATCTATTTACCTACTATAATAGAGGGGTAGATGATGAATATCCTGATTGGGGTAGCACTTTACACACCTGGAGATCAAACCCCTTATTGTCTGAAAAAGATATTGAAGAGGCTAAACGTACGATTACAAAAGCAATGTATTTGCAAGAATATGAATGTGAATGGACTACTACCGAAGATCAGATCTATCAAGGTTTGAACGAAGAAAAACATATAAATGATTTTGTTGGTGAGCGTTTCATAGAAGTTATAGGCGGATTAGATGTAGGTTATAGAGATGAAAATTGTTTTGTTGTGGTTGGATTTGACGGTATAAACTATTATGTGGTAGATGAATATATTTCTAGAGAATCTACTACGTCAGAGTTAGCAGAGATTGTAAGAGAAAAACAAGAAGAGTGGAGTATTGATTCTATTTATATTGATTCGGCGGCTCAACAAACAAAAGCAGATTTTGCTTATGACTACGATATATATTGTGAAAATGCTATAAAGTCAGTTAATGACGGTATATCTTCTTTACAAGCCTTAATAGAACAAGATAGGTTACTATTTGATACTGAAGGAGGAGCTCACTCATTTTCTGCAATGAGTAGTTATAAATGGAATCCCAACACTGATAATCCTAAACCAGTTCATGACTGGTCTTCTCACCCTTGTGATGCGATTAGATATGCTATATATACACATCAAAAAATGAGTGCAATAAGTGTCTTCACAGGTTAGAATAATAATTCTTTGTTATAAACGATGGGGTAACGTTAATCTTATTGTAAAAGCACTTCATAAGTATTACCCAATTACTGTTATTAATAATCTAGCAGGACATACATATTCAAATGAGAATGCTGAAGTTATTAATAATGATTCAAATAGATATTGTATGGAACGTTGGTTACGATGTTATGAATATGAAGAACCCTTTAAAATTGTGCTTGATGACGATATACTTATAAATCCAAGAACAGTTAAAAAATTAATTAATAATTGTGTTCACATTGTTGGTATTTTTGGTTATAGTAGTGTGAATAGAAGTAGAAATTATTTTGAACTTGAAAGATTTTGGAATGAAAGAGGGAAAGTAGATTTTCTGGTAGGGTCTGTCATATGTGTAAGACAAAGTTCACTTGATAATATAAAAAAAGAACTATTAGAATATGGATTACCTAAAAGAGGAGACGATATTATAGTAAGTTACTTAATTAAGCATCGATTTCAATTAGATTATTTAGCGACCATTGACGGTGCTTATGTTGCTTTACCAGAATATGAAGTAGGTTTAAATAGGCAATCTGACCATTTTAAACTTAGGTGGCAGGTTATAGAAAACTTTAAAAAATTAGGTTGGACATAAGATAACAAAGTAAGGTATGATGACATCATTAAAAAGATTTCCAATAAAATACATTAGAGATTTTATTAAAAAAGATTACAAAATTCGTGACGAGTGTTACGTGTGTGGCAGTAGAGAAACTTTAGAGCTTCATCATCTTTACGGCTTGAGTGAATTATTTGATAAATGGTGTATTTCTAATAAGATTAGTGATATTGATAATGTTGAAACTATTAATCAGCTTAGAGAAAAATTTGCAACTGATGAAAAAGATAACCTTTCAAATAAAAACTTATACACTCTCTGTAAAACTCATCACATAAGACTGCATACATTATATGGACAAAGGTATCCAAACTATCTAGCCTCTAAAATTAAAAATTGGTTAGATATTCAAAAGGAAAAAAATGGCAAATAATCAACAAAAACAAGTGCCCGCGTGGAGAGAATGGTTATCTGAAAAACTAAATCCTGCTCAGCCATCTATTGCTGCTTTAGAACCATATGCAAGTCCTGAAAATACTCATGACTTTGAACAAGCGTATCGTGAAGTTGAGATAGTAAATAGATCAATTGAGATGTGCATTAACGCTTTAACCGAAATTCCCTTATTAGTAGAGGGAGGTTCTCCTAGTAAAAAAATTAATAAGTTACTTAACTATAGACCTAATCCTTTTGAGGATAGAGCTAGGTTATTTAGACGAGCTTTTTTAGACTTTTTTCTAGATGGTAATGTATTTTTCTATTATGATAGAAATGATCTATATCTATTACCAGCTAATGATGTTGAAGTTGTTCCTGATGAACGAGCATTTGTTAAGCAGTACAATTATCTAATCTCAAACCAGCAATCTCAAGATTTTTACAATTTTAATAAAACTACCACAAAAAGTGAATCAATAGTTTTTGAACCTTATGAAATAATACATGTAATGAATGAGAATGAGCTAAGCATATTTAGAGGAACTAGTAAGCTTAAGTCTATTAAACGTTTACTTGAGGTTTACTTTTATCTTATCAACTTTCAGAGGCAATTTTTCAAAAACAACGCAGTTCCAGGATTCGTACTGACAACAGATAGTATTTTAAGTAAAAGAGTAAAAGAGCGACTTTTAGAGAGCTGGAGAAATTCCTACACAACTATTTTTGACAACGCGAGAAATCCAGCTATACTAGATGGAGGATTAAAGATAGATCAGTTTTCAAATGTGAAATTTGATGAACTAGACTTTGAAAATAGTGTTGAAAGAATCCAACAAGATATTGCTAAAGCAATTGGAGTTCCTTACGTGCTTTTAAAATCTGGTAATAATGCTAATATAGATGCTAATCAAAAGCTTTTTTATCAGCACACAATATTACCGATATTAAATCAGTTTTGTAGCGCTTTCATGCATTTTTTTAACGGTGGAGTAGAAATAAGACCTGATAAAATGACCATTCCTGCTCTAAGACCAGAGATGAGAACAGAGTCTACTTACTATGCACAATTAGTAAACACAGGCATTATGACACCTAATGAAGCTAGAAAAGGTTTAAGGCTACCCAGAATCGAGGGAGAAGATGGCATTAGGGTACCACAAAATATTACAGGTAGCGCGACTGACGCTACTCAAGGAGGCAGACCTCCTGAAGAAGAGTCTGATAATCCAAAGGAGGAAACAGTAGATGAACGATAAAAAGTTTTATTTAAATAGCGTTTTAGAAGCTAAGTCATTTAATAAAAAGACTAAGTCAATTAAAATTGCTGGCTATGCAAATACTACTGCTAAAGACCGTGCAGGTGATGTTATAACTGCAGATGCATGGGCTAAAGGCGTAGATAACTTTAGACGTAATCCTGTTCTTCTCTATCAACATAAACACGATTGCCCAATAGGTAATGTTAACAAAATACAAGTTGATAAAAAAGGTATTTTTGTTGAAGCTTCCGTCAGTGAAGCAGCAGAGAAGAATCACGGGGTACAGACCCTTATCAAGGATGGAGCCTTAAAAAGTTTCAGCGTTGGTTTTAAAGTTAAAGATGGTAAATATAATCGCGAAGACGATACAATGACAATAACTGATGTTGAATTATTAGAGATTAGTGTTGTTAGTGTGCCTTGTAATCAAGATTCACTATTTAGTATTAGCAAAAGTTTTAACTCAGATGATGAGAGAAAATCTTTTCTTGAACAGTTTGAGGACAAAGAACAAACTAAAGCATACATAAAAGCAGGCATAACTGATATGATTGATGGCCATTATCATACTTTAGAAGTAGATGAGAATGGTAATGGAATTACAACTTATGCTTCTCATATGGAAAACCACTCTCATAAAGTAGAGGGGTATGAGATAATGGAAGCTAAAGGTCATAAACATTCTATGACAGTTAGTGCTGTTGCTGTACATGACTCATCTGTAGAGATGGCTGAAGAAGATTCTGACGAAAGACCTTTAAGTCCTTCTGAACAAATGGCTTCTCAAACAAGAGGTGCTGAGGTTACAGAGAATAAAAATGAAGAGGTAATTTCGGAAGAAAAAACCGATTTAGAAACTGAAGCTGAAAAAGAAAATGATGAAGAAGAATTTGAGATTAGAGATCCTAATGCAGAGATTCCATTTATCAATCTTTTAGAGCAAGAACCAGAATTAGTCAAAAATGGTGCAACTGTAGAATTAAACGGAAAAACCTACAAAGTGACTAAAATTGCAACCGACCAATCGCCAACTTTTAAATTTTTAGAGGTTGACGCTGACGGAAATAGTTGTGATAATACGTTAGATGTTGACGTTAACAACATTAAAAAATCAAAAGGTGAAGAAATTAAGAGCGAAACCTCTCAGCTTCACGAAAATTCCCACAAGGAGGAAACCAAAATGGCAAACCAGGATATCGATACTCCTATTGACCTTACGTCCGCATCAAAAGGTGCAGCGAAAGAGATCGAAAAAGCTGAAGCAACTAAAGCTCAAGAGCAACCAGTTGTAAAAGCAGAAGTGTCAGAGCCAGAAGTTGCTAAGCTAGTGGAGAAAACTGGTGAAGCAATGATGAAAGAGGCTGACGCTCAAGACAGAAGAGAGACTGCGTATACACCTAAGGAATCAGCGGAAGTTGATGAACTTAAGGCTCAGATCTCAACATTTAAGGATCAGATTAAATCATTAACTGAATCTAAAATGACTTATCAAGAAAATAGTCGTAAAACTTCTCAATTCTCAGAGAAAGAAATGGCAAATGCTTATTTACTTGCCAAGTGCATGAATAAGCGAGACGTATTTGATACTAAATACGGTTCAAGAATGAAGGCGATCACTTCTGTAGATCAGTTCCTTTCTAACTTTTCTTCAAACATCTACACTGAGATGGAGCAGCAATTAATTATTGCTCCAATGTTCGAAAGAATCGCAGTGGATGCTAGAAATTTTAGAGTACCAGTAGCTGATGAAGATACAGACGGAGATGTAGCACAGTTTAAGTCAGGCACATTTGCAACAGGTATTGCAGATGCAACTAACGTACCTACTTCAAACCAAAATACAATCTCAGCTGTTACCTTTACACCTCATAAGTTTATGGCAACTACTCACCTTGCAAAAGATGAGGAGGAAGATACAGTTCTTCCATTGCTTGACTTCCTAAGAGCAGCAGCTACTAGACGTCTTGCAAGAGCTATTGATAAATCAATACTTAGAGGTACAGGCGCATTAACTGGCTTCACAGCATCACCTACTAACGCAATTACTGCAGGTACAGGTTATGCTTCCGTTATCGAAGGATTAACTAACTTAGCAGCAGATGCTTCTCTTACAGTAGCAACTGGCGGTGCTAACGATAAAGTTGACCCAACTGATATCGCAGGTGCAAGAAGTTCAATGGGTAAATATGGTCTTCAACTTGGTGACCAGTTAGTATATCTAACCACTATTGAAGGTTATAATAATCTAGTTCAAACTTCAGACTTTAGAACAGTTGATAAATTTGGACCAAACGCTACTTACCTAACAGGTTCTGTTGGTGCAGTGTATGGTATACCAATCCAGATCACTGAATTCTTAGACGTAGTTGGTGGATCTAGCAGACATATTGGTATGCTAGTGTATAAGCCTGGATTCCTAATCGCTGAAAGACGTGGTATGGAGATCGAGAGCGAGTACGAGCCAAGACAGCAAGTTACAGCAATGTATATGAGCACACGTTTTGACTTTAGACCGTTAACAACTAACTCAAATAACGCACTAGATGCAACTAAGTATTCTTACGCAGTTATGAACATTACTGGTTAATTTTAACTAATAATGTAGAACTAATCAAGGGGGAGGTGGATAGCCTCCCCTTTTTATTTAAGGAGAATAGATATGACTACTATTGTAACAGAAATTAAAGATATGAAATCATGGGATGAAGCTGAGAAATGGCTTTCTAAACATGGTTGGGGTCCAGAGCTTATTGCACAACAAAGAGAAGCTTGGGATGCTATAGCTACTCCAGCACCTAAAGCTACTCCAGCACCTATAGTTGCTACAACAATTAAACCAGAAGTAAAAAAATCTGTTAAAAAAATTACTATTAAGAAATAGGGGATTGATAGATGGATAGACATGAAGAGGGGCTTGGTCGTTATCCGTATGTAACGTTGCCACAAGTAAAAAGTTATTTAAGTATTAATAGCACTACTCATGATGGTACTCTTAGTAATATCATAAGTTATGCTACAGGAGTTGTTGAACACTACATCGGACAACAAGTTTTAGCTAATGACTATGTTGAAGTTTTTGACGGAGGCGAAACAAGCGTTTTTGTTAATAGATTGCCTTTAAGTAATGTCTATGAAGTAACAGAGTTTAATGGTATAGAGCATATGACTCTTGACGATCCCGCGACTAATGGTATGCCTAATGTTCAAGATAATGATAGTGTAACTCTTACCTTTAAGAATGACGCTCATATTAATTCAAGGGTTAAAAGATTTGGAAAATCTAGTTTAGAGGTGGCATCTGCCGACTTTGTAGAAGGTACAGTATCTGAAGATATAAAATTTGAAGAGGGTGATTTTACCATCGAGATGTTTATTCGTGTTAATGACTCGAGTTTACCTGTACAGGAGCTATTTTCAATTAACACAGATGCGACAAATTCTTTAAAATTTTCTACAAATGGAACAAGTGGTTTAAAAATTGATGCTACAATTAGCGGAAGCACAACAACAGTTACTGGTGCTAACACACTTATTCAAACACAACAATTTGGACAACGAGAGTTCGCACATGTAGCTGCATCTTTTAATAGTGTCTCTCAACGAATGTTTTTAACCTATAATGGGAATAATATTACAGGAGCCAGTGGTGAAACGTTTGCTGTAAATAACAATACTTTTACAACAAACGTGCTTATAGGTAACGACTTTGTAGGATATATTGACGAAGTACGAATTAGCGATACTGCAAGATATTCTGGAGATTTTACTCCTCCATCACAAAGATTTAGACCTGATGAACAAACACGAATGTTAATTCATTTTGACGGTAAAAATGGAGCTACAGAAGCTAAAGATGTTAGCGCTGCAATAAATCAATATAGTTTTTCACGAGACAGTGGAGAAATTACTAGAGATACAGGGGATATAGGCATTACAGGTAATTATCCAACTGTTAATAGATCTTACCCATCACTTACACTAAGTGGCCCACCTACTTTTCAGCCTTATCCTAGCGGAGTTAAAGTGACATATCGTGGAGGGTATGAAGTAGGACAAGTTCCTTATGATCTTCAAGTTGCTACTCTTGATATGATTAAATTATTTCATAAACAAGATCAAGATAAAAAAGGTTTTAGTTTTGAAGGCGAAAGAGGAGATAAGTTTAATTTGGCAGGAAACTTTCCTCCACACATTAGACGTATACTTGACTTATATAGGATCGTTATCTAATGGCTCCTAAACTTGACCTTGCTATTGTAAAGAATACCTTTCCTGATAACAAGATAGACGAAAATATAGATATCAGAGGTGGTAAAGCACAAGCTAATCAATATAGAAACGTTTTACTACGACGAGTTTCTGATTATGTATCTGAGTACATGGGGATCGGAGTAGGTAGATCTGCAACTCCAGCTGATAAAAAAGCATTTTCATCCACAGGTATGTCTGCAGGGGCAATACCTGATGCTATTATTGATTTGGATGAGTTTGAAAGTGTTACAGGGATTAGATTATCTGAAGTTACTGCAATGAAACAAGGAAGTTTTGATCCTATAACATTACCAGGAGCATACGAAACTAAGGTTGGTGGAGTAGGTGATACAACAATACCAGCGATTACAAGTTTAAAAAGAACGTTAGCAGGTGAGGAAGGTCAGTTAATTCAAAAGACCATGCAACAGTTTAAAAAACCTGAAAACAAACAAGCATCTGGACCAGAAGCTATAGCAGCTTTATTTTCTGAACCTATGAAAGCTTATAAAGATCTTCTTATACTTAATACAAAACTTAAGTTTGGAAACTATCTTAAAATCGATTTAGCTGATATGGATAAGAAAAAAGGAACGGGAACTTTTAAGTTTGTTGCTAATCCTCTAAAAAATCTACCAGTCGATGCGTTTAATAATCCTAAGATATTTGGGGAATACTTCTCTGTGGTATTAAAAGTAAAACCAAGTGAAGCTAAAGCAATTATGATTATAACTCCTAAAGCAAAGTTATATAACGATATTACAAAAGATATTCAAGACGCAACTGCAAAAATAAGTGAAGCTCATATGAATATTCACAAAGTAAAATTTTCTCAAGGTCTCCTAAATAATTTAATACAAAGAGGTATACCTGAAAAAATAAAAAGTAAGGATGCTGCGAATGAGTATCTTTCTCTGATAATAGGATTTGCTAAAGAATTTGAAAGAGGAGGGTTAACTCCTTTTACTATCAGGACTACCTACGAAAGTCCATTGATTGGACGCCAGACTTTTGATAATATAAAATTTAAAAGTAAAAGAAAAAAAGATGTCACTCAGCAAAAGTTTATTTCAGGAGCCCAGCTATCAGCACTTGTACAAAAAAGACTAGGCGCAATCATGCCTAAAGGACCCGAGAGAGGGCCACCACTATCTCCAACCATACTTACTGAGAGAACTGGGAGATTTAGAAGTAGTGTTGCAGTTTTACCTAATTATAAGGCAAATGTTATTAGATTTTTTTATGACCCTATTTATAAAAGCTTAATTGAAAGTCAGCGCAATCCAGATATACTAGTAACTAATACAATAAGAGAAGTTGTACAAGGTCTATATGCACGAAAGTTTAACATAGTGAGGGGTAATTAATGCCGCAATCAAGACGCACAGATATAATTGATTTTTTGGTTTCCAATCTTAAAGAGATAGACGGTCAACAATCTGGATTTGATAGTTCATATACCTATACTACAAACATATTTAATAATGTTTATAGAAAAATTAAGTTTCTAGATGAAGTTAATGACTTTCCTGCACTTTATCTTAACGCGGGTACCGAAATCCGAGATTTTAATACTAAAAGTTTGACGGTTGCAACGTTAGACGTTACTATAAGAGCATACGTATACGGAGAGGACGATTCTCAAACAAAAGCTGATGAGTTGGTACAAGATATCGAACACGTTATCTATAACTTAGCAGGTAGTCCAGAGAAGGGAATCTTGAATATACAAATAGACAATGTTTCTACTGATGAAGGACTTGCAGAGCCACTAGGTCTAGCAGAAATTGTTCTAACCGTAGAGTACAGATTAGAGGATTAAGGAGAAAATAAATGCCTTCTTTAAATTTACAAAGAAATTCAGAAGTGTTCTATTCTACCATTGATTTAGCAGGCGGAGGAGCCGCTACTGCAATGACACCAAGTAACACCTGGAAACTCGAAGTACTAGCTGGTTTTGCATTAACATCAAGTGCTGCTACAACTGATATTACTTCATTGGAATCTGGAACTACTCCAGATAGATCTCAGCAAAGATTTAATACTGCAATTAACCCTGTAGATTGGAACTTTCAGACTTATTTACGACCAACTGGCGTTGAAGTTACAGCTGACTCAGAATCACCTGGTACAGTGGCTGGAACTACAGATAATGGTAATTCTATGCCAGTGGCTGATTGGTTTTTATGGCAGGCAATGATTACGGGTACAAAACCCGCTTCAACAACTGATAGTAGGTCAGGTTGGGAAACTGGTGGAAAGCTAAGAAGTACAACTGTTGCAGCTGCAGCAGGTAAAGCAGCCACATCGACTAACTTTTCAACTGCTCAAGAAAACCACTTATATTTTAAACTTGATAATGTGGTATATCAAGTCGGTAATGCTACTGTTAATCAAGCTACTGTTGATGCAGGTATTGAAGAAATTGCAACAACTACATGGGCAGGGTTTGGAACAGACTTAAAAGAACTTATAGGCACAGACAGAGACAAAGCTATTTCAGTGTTTGGTGGTATTTTAAATGACGGAACAAGTGTAACTGCTAACTCAAATGCAACTGCTACACTATCTGCAGAAGCACAAGCCTATCACCCATATGGTTCTATGAACGTTGCGGGAACCGTTGCTACAAACGCATTTATTAAAAACAGACTTAGTACAATTGAGTTTCATCATAAAGCTACAGCTGGTGCAGCTGATGAGAAGTTTACTTTTCCAGTAACTGCTCTAAGTTTTGATTATAATAATAATATTACATACCTAACACCAGAAGAGCTTTCAACATTGAACTCTCCTATTGGTCAATTTACAGGTACAAGAGCTGTAACAGGTTCCGCAAGTATGTATTTAAGATCTGATGACTTAGAATCTGCTGGATTTTTAAGAAATATATCTCAAGATACAAGAACTAGTTCAGCACAGACATCTAATGCTAACTTAATTATTGGTGGCACTACAGCACCTTATGTAGCATTTCAAATGGACGCAGTTCAGTTTGAATTTCCAACACTAGCTACAGAGGATGTAATTAGTATGTCAGTAAATTTTGTTGCACAAGAGCCAACAGCTACAAGAGGTGATGGCGGTGAAATAACAATATTTGCTAAAAAGTCTTAATTTATCTTTGAGGGGGGATAAAGGTTTACAGATGGCGCTATCGGTTTGCGAAATGGGACTCCCCTCACCCAACAGTAGCAGATATACCGATAGCGCTTTTTACTTATAGAGGGGAAAAATAATGAGTAAAATAAAAAGTTTAATGGCTAAACAAACTGTAACTACAGTTGAATTTCCAGAAATTGATGGATTTATGGTTGATTTAGTCTATCTTAATCGAGAAGAGTTAATGAAAATTAGAAATAGATCATTAACTTTCAAATTTAATAAACGCACACGTCAACGAGAAGAAGAAGTTGATAATGATAAGTTTTTAGAAGCATACTCAGAAAAAGCTATTAAAGGGTGGCGTGGTCTTAGATACAAAAACTTACCACTACTATTTCCAGCTGATATATCTGGCGTTAATGGTGAAGAAGAGATCGAATATAGTCCAGAAGAGGCACTAGAGTTATTAAAAAATTCTACACTGTTTGATCAATTTGTAACAGATGCTATGAATGATTTTGAGCAGTTTTCAAAAACTAAAGCCGAGACAAACGAAAAAAACTAATTGAATACCTTCGTAATGCGTTTTTTACTGGAGGTATGTCAACTGAGCAATATCTGCTTATGTGCGATCAGATGGGTTGGGAGCCTAGAGAAGAAGATATGCCCTTAGAGGTTGATTCTCTATCTTATGAAGCTCAATGCGCACTAATTCTATTCAATGCCTTACCAGATAACTGGGAAGGTATGAGTGGAAGCTGGATGGGTAAAGACTATAGTGGTTTAATGGACATTATGGACATCTATGATATGGATAATAGAAAAGATGTATTTCATTTACTCAAAGCAGCTGAAGCTGAGGCTGGTAAATATTATGCTCAAAAACAAAAAGAACGAGATGCAATGTCAAAAGCTAAATCACGTAGTAGATAGGAAACCCCGTGGCTGGTAGTAAAATTAAGAACACTGTCCAAACTGAATTTGTAAGTAAAGGCGCTAAAAAAGTTGAAGGCGATACCCAACGTATAGGTAAAGCTCAAACTAGATTAGGCCAAAGTTCTGCTTCAGCAGGTCGTTCTTTTTCAGCACAAGCTACAGGTCTAGGTGGTTTAGTTGCTGCTTATGCTGGTGCAGCTGCTACTATATTTGCCTTACAACAAGCTTTTAGTGCCCTAAATGCAGCAGCAAGATCCGAACAAACTATTGCAGGAGTAAATGCCCTAGCAGCTTCTATCGGTGAACAAGGTCCTAAAGTTTTAGCGCGACTTCAAGAAATTACTAATGGTCAATTGTCACTAGTTCAATCAGCTGAATTAGCTAATATCGCTTTATCTTCTGGTTTTAATATTGATCAAATTGATGGTTTAGCAACAGTCGGTGTAAAAGCGGCTAGAGCTCTTGGAAGAGATTTAACTGACTCTGTGCAAAGATTATTACGTGGTGTAGCAAAATTAGAACCTGAACTATTAGACGAATTAGGAATTTTTACTAGAATTGAGCCTGCGGCAGAAAAATATGCTGCATCAATCGGTAAAGTTGCAAGCTCTTTGACAGCATTTGAAAAACGACAAGCTTTTGCTAATGAGGCTATATCTGAGGGTTTAGATAAATTTGGAGATGTAGATAGCACTGTAGAGACTGCAGCCTCAAGTTTAGAAAAATTGGTAGCAACTCTAAGTGATATTGCAAGAGAAGCTGGAGTATTAATAGCAAATGTAATTCAACCTCTTGTAAAAGCTCTTGGAGCACCTGTAACGGCCATCGCTACTTTTGGTATTTTAGCTAAAACAGTATTTGGATCAGCTATTAGGGAACTTGGAAAGAGTGCTGAAGATTTTACAGTTACAGCTAATTCACTTGGGGATACTCTAACTGAAAAAATAGGAAGACGATTACAAGGAACACGAAGAGCTGCGGCTCAAATGACTACAGAGACTCAAAAGTTAAATCTAGCATCTACTAGAGCTAGTATAGCTAATAAAGAAGAATTTAATACTTTAATTAAAAAAGCCAGAGCTCAAGAAATAAGTTTTGGAGAGGTCAAACGACTAAACCAATTATCTCTTCAAGAAGTACGCATTAATCAGATAAAAATTGATCAACTTAATGCTTTACAAAAACGCACTAAAGCACAGAATATTGAATTAACAAGACTCGAAGCTAGACAGAAATCTTTTAATAGAGTAGTGACAATAACTAACACTAGGATAAATTCTACAAACAAAGCTCTAAGACTTGCTACTGCTGGAGTCAAGGGATTTGCTGTTGCACTTGCTTTTGCAGGCAGGTTTGTTGCTGGACTTTTAGGAAAAATTACTACTTTTATAACATTTGCATCAATAATCACAGCTGTCGGTAGCGCAATACTTGATGCTTTTGGTTTTTTAGAACCAATATCTAGATTTATTGATGATTTACTTAGAAGAGCTGCTATACTGCTAGATATAACGAAGGAAGCAAGAGCCCAAAGAGAGATAAGAGAAAATAATCCAAATTTAGGAGGAAGAAGTGAGCAATCAGGTCAAGATTTTGGCGCAGCAGCAGTTAGATCTATCGCTGATGCAACTGGTCAGAGTTTTCAAAAGGTAATAAATCAGATTGAAATATCAAGACAAGGTTTGGTAAAAGTCAGAGAAGCTGCTGATTTAACTGGTCCATTATCTAAAACTAAAATTTTATTCGTCGATACATCACGAATGGAAGGAGAAATGTTAAGAAAATTTGAGGCTCGAAATGCTGTACAAGTTAATATAGTTCAATCTTTACAAGTTGCAGCTAAATTACAAAAAACTCTTGAGGGAGGGGCTGCTACGCTTGAACAAATTGATAAAAGACGTGGAGCTGTTTTAACTAAGATACTCAATCTTAAATTAAGTGAAGATGAGAGAGATAAAAAAACTGCTGATAATCTTCAAAAAGAACTTGATATATTAAATTTTCAAGTTCAACAACAAGTAGCTATTTTAAATACACGAAAAAAACTAAGAAATGAGTTTTCAGCGCAAATTAAAGCTGCAGATAACCTTAATAAGTTTTTTATATTAGATAATGAACTTAATTTAGACAGTTTAAAAGTTGCTACAAGTCAACGTGATATTGAGAGATCTAGAACTGCACAACTACAAAAAAACTTTGAACTAGGATCACGAGCTTTAGAAAGACAAAGAGCAGGAGCAAAAGATTTAACTCCTATTCAAAAGCAGTTAGCCATGTTGGCACGTGACGCAGAAAAAGCGTTAATAGGAACATTTATAAAAAGTTTTGAAGCAGCAAGAGATCTTGATTTAACTCTTGGAAAAATATTAGACAAAGAAACAAAACGCTTACAGATTGCCCAACAACAAATAAAAATTACTCAAGCTCAAAATGCAATTGCTTCCGTAGATCAACAAACTAAAGAATTGACAAATCAGATTAAAAGAACTGATGATTTAGCTAGAGCTAATGAAAAGCTAAGAGTAGCGAGATTGAAGAGTGTTGACTTAGTTAGAGAAAGTGAACGTAAATTAACAGAAGAATTAATTAAAATGAATCCTTTTTTAAGTGAAGGAGATAAAAGAGATTTAACACTAAAACTTGAAAGAGAATCATTAAAAAGATTAGAAGAATCAATTAAAGAACAGAAAAAAGCCTTAATAGAAAACCAAAAAGCAGAGCAAAAGATCTTAGAGGCACAAATAGCTCAACAACAAGAACTTATAAGCACAGGAGAGTTTACTGGTTTAATTGAAAAACGTATTCAAGCTGAGAAAAAACTTCAGCTTGATAAAATTGACGCAGACGAAAAAGCAGCTTTAAAAGAACTTACTACTCTAGAGAAGAGAAATAAACTTTTAATTCAAGAATTAAAAAACTTTGAAACTCATATTAATGGTATAGCACAAGTATTAGCTAATGATATAGTTGAAAGAAAAATACTTGCAAACGAAGCTAGACGCTTGCCTGGAGAATCGGATGAAAGTCTGGCTAGACGTTCTTTCACTCAAGAACTTGTTAAAGCAATTCAAGCAGGAGGTGCTCAGGGCGCAGTTGCAAGAGGTGCTGTAGAAAGGTTTGGAGGGATAGTTGGTCCCCGTGGAGGCGTTAGTTTTAGTAGTAGTAATTTTGGTACCGTTGAGGAGTTTAGAAAAGTTCTTCTCGATATTGAAAAATCAAAAGTTGCTATTCAAGTCTCAGATCAATTAAAAAAATTAAAAGATGATTTAGATGCAAAAGATTTTGCAACTATTAGAAAAGCTATAACTGATGTTGCGAATGCTAATAGAAAACTAGCCGAAAATCGAAGTGATGCAAAACTCATATCAGAACTCGCTGCAGCCAATGAAAAATTAAAAGATTTACAGAATAAACTTAAGATATCTGGAATAGATTTATCTACAGGATTAACTGATCTAAACAATTCCTTAGTAGGCTCTACTAATAATGTCAGCAATTTAGCAGACGTAACTAAAAAAGCAAATGATACTTTTAGTAATGGAATTAGAGAAGTGGGTAACGTATTAAGAGGACAATTCGCCGCAGGTTTGACAGAGTTAAATGACGCATTAATTAACGGCACACTAAATGCGAAAAACTTTAAAGAGGGTTTAACCGATTTTCTTGGTGAAACAGTGAAGAAAGTTCAACAAGCGTTTTTTCAAGAGACAATTGCTAAACCCGTATCCAATTTTTTAACTAGTGAAATTGGGAATTTACTTGGTGTAGATATGTCAGGAGGAATTGAAGATCTAAAATTAGAGTCTGGAAATGTGCCTGTTGTTGAAAAAGGTGGTAAAGGAATTGTTAACTCATTTGCAAATGATGCGCAAGCCTCACTTGATGGAGCAAATAAGAAGACTGAAACTCTTGGCTCTAAATTTAGTAGTTTCTTAGATGAGTTGGTTGAAAAAGGCAGAAGCTCTTTTAGTAGTATAGGTTCCTTTTTAACAGATGTACTTGCTAAAATTGGAAACTCTATGGGTGCTAAAACTGGTGGACTCTTTGATAGTATATTATCAGGAGCTGGTAATTTATTTGGAGGCGGACCTGGTGCTGGTATGAGTGCGGTTACCCCCTTTACAACATTAAGTGGAGTAGGCGTGGGCGCTTCTGGCGGTGTTGTACCTTTTTCTGCTTATCAAAGATTAGCAGCAGGCGGAATGGCAAGAGACAGAGTTCCTGCGCTACTAGAGCCTGGCGAGTTTGTATTAAAACGTAGTGCTGCTCGTAATATTGGAAACAGCAACTTACAAGCTATGAACGCTGGAGGTATGCCAAATATTAAGGTTCAAGTCAAAAATGAAGGCACTCCACAAGAGGCAACAACTGCTACACCACGTATGGATGTTGATGCCATTGTTATAGATATTGTGACCAGAGACTTAAGAAATAATGGCCCAATCCGTAAATCTATGAGAGGAGGGGCATAATGGCAACGTACCCAAATGATGCCACAGCTAATACTTCAGAGTTTGCTGTTTTAGCAACGGTTACTTTTAGCAGTACAGGCTCTACAACAGATTTTAATTTACCAACAAGTGTAACGCGAGAGAGTGAAGTTATAGCTTCAGTTGATGGAGCTGTACAAGATACTACTACTTACGCAGTCACAAACGCGGGTGCCACTGTAAGTTTCGTCACAGCGCCTAATGCAACTACTCTACAACTAAAAACTATTAGTTTACCACAACGCTTTCAAATAAGCAGAAAAACAGAAGTTACTGGCGCAGTCACTTATAGTAACACATCAGCTACAATAGTTAACGGTAATACATACTTGATAAATGCAGATCAAGAAAGTTTTGCATTACCTGCCGGGTCTAACGTTAGCGATGCAAATTCTCTCTTAGTGTTTTTATCAGGTGTTTTACAGCAATCATCAGCATTTACATTTCCAAGTGTAACTTTAGGTACTTCTGGAATAGATATTGCAGATGATGCCACAAAACTGCTACTTAACTTTGAGAGTGAAAATGCTACAGATGAGTCTGATATTGCGCAAACAGATCTAAATTCTACTACTAAAACATACTCAAGCACGGCTGCTTTTGGTTCTAAGTCTGTAGACTTAAACGGAAGTTCACATTTTTTAGATTATGGTGATAAAGCTATATTTGATTTAAATGGTGACGATTTCACGTTTGAAGCTTTTGTTAATCCAGACTCTCTAAGCGCAAATGGAACTATATTTTCTCGCTATCAAGGTACAGGCAACTACATAGTTGTTAGGACAGTTGGTTCTAATAATACAATTGGATATGTATCTGCTATAGAAGGTGCTATACATGAATTATATGGTGGCACTATTAATACTGGTTCTTTTTATCATGTTGCATTAAGTGTCTCAAGAGATGATGAGACCGCTAGTCTTTATGTTAATAACGCGAGAGTGGCGGTAGGGCAAAAAGTATTTGGTAACACGGTTAGTGGAAATGTTAATATAGGTAGATTCAATACAGGAGAATTTTTTGATGGAAAGCTTGATGCTATAAGATTTTCAAGGTCATCTAAATATAGTGGCTTAGGCACAGAAGCAATGACTTCTGCTCCTACTAAACTAGGAGGCGGAGCTTTAGGTGCAGTTGATAATCAAGACACTTTAGATATTAGGGTATATCAAGGCACTGTTGAAAAAGATGATAGATTTACTTCAATGGCGGATAGAAGACCCGACGTAGGCTTTTCTTCTACTAGAGCTTTCGATACTACTATCTTTCAAAGCCAAGCAGGATATGAAAAAAGAAGACTGAAATCAAGAAGGTCAAAAAGACAATACGATATTACGTATACAAATTTACACGGTATAGGTAAAAGAGCAATTGACGACTTTTATACTGCTAGAAGCGGCGAGTTTGAGTCTTTTACTTTTGATTTAGGACATATAAATGAGTCTGGAACTGCCACTGTACGTTTTGACGGCCCTCTGAATGTAACTCAAGTATTAGCTGCCTCTTCAAATTTAAGAGATAACTTTTATACTGTTAGTTTTAAATTACAGGAAACATTTGATTAATGCCCACAGTAAGAACATATGACTTTATTTTAACTGTTGCTGATGCTACAGGCTTTAGAAACGGTAATACAGTAGTTGGTGCCACGTCAACTACACAAGCTGTTATTGCTAATGTAGATGTAGCATCAAATACGATAAAAGTAAAAGTTGATAATGTATCTCGAGAGTTCTCGTCTGGAGAAACGTTACAAGACATAGGCACAGTAATGTCTACTAGCGCTAATGGAGCGTTAGCCACTACTAGTTTACCATTCCAGGCTAATACGTTTTCAAGTAATACTACCGTTGCTAGTACAACAATATCTTCAATATCAAACTCACCATTTATTGCTGAAAAAAATGCTTTCACTCAAAATCAGATTGTTAGACTTTATTCTCTATATTATCCAGGTGAGTGGTATCCTCCTAATTCTAACGGTAATCCAGCTGGTCAAGGTGAAGGTAGATCTTGGCCTGTAGATATACCTTTAAGATTTGCAGAGATTGTGGGAGATACTCAAAGTGATTCTGTATACCGAATTAACTATGATAAAAAAGAATATATTCCTTTTCCTGTAGATTTTTCTACGGTTGAGTCTGGTAGTGATGGAAAAATAAATGAAGTAACTATTAGTATATCAAACTTTGACAATATAATTAGTACATTTGTAGAGAATCCTTTTTTAGCTGGTAATAATAGTTCAAATTCTGTCGTAGCCCTTGTCAATGATGAGCTTGTACATGGTATTGATCCTAGAACTGTAGATGCAGAAGCTTCTGACTATACAGCAGGAACAGAGGGATTTCATGCAATGACCCGCGCTAGAGCTAATGCAGATTTAAACTATAGCGCTGAAGTTGTCGGTAGATATGGTAGAGCTAATGCTGCATGGACATATAGCGAGACAATCGCTCATAGTAGCACTGCTGATTGGCAAGAACAAAAACAAGATACAAGAGATTTATTAGGCGGGGTTGTTGAAGTTAAAACTACTTTTGCAAACTTTTTAGATTTTTGGCCAGAATATAGTAGTGCTAGATATATCTCTTCAAACGTAATAGAAGTTCTTAGTGCTTTACCCTACAGAGTAAATGATAACGTAAAAGGACAATTTGGTACAACTGAGGCAACTATCACTAGAATTGAGGAAAATAGGTTTTTATTTTTGGATAGATCTTTAGATGCTAATACTTCTGTTGGAGATAATATTTACATAGTTAATCCTGAAGCAGATACCGAAGCATATATAGAAGATGTTTTTAAAATAGATAATTTAGAAAGTTTAGATGAGAATGTAGCAAGATTTGGTTTAATATCATGGCTTCAATATTTTAGATTGGCTGTTCCAAAAAGAAAGTTTTATAAAAATACCTGTCAATGGGTATATAAAGGACCTGAATGCCAATATCCTGGACCTGGGGGTGGTTCTATTCCAGGCACCTCAAACCCTGTATTACAAGCTAATACTAACCCAATTACAGCAGCAAATGAAACTGCAGCCAGTAACGACTTAGACGTATGCGGTAAATCAATCAGATCATGCCAGCTAAGAAACAATCAAATTCACTTTGGAGGCTTTCCTGCAACAGGAAGGACTATACCTAGACAATGATTAAAGGATGTATTATGCCTTGGATTCACCTGCACGGAAACATCAGAGGGGATTATATCCTTTGTTGCCACACCGATAACTATATGGGTCCAGGCGATAAAAAAATTGCCACTAACGGTGCAAGACCACTCGATGTGTGGAATAATGACGTGTATAAGAAAAAAAGACTACAATTTTTACAAGGTCAGTACCCAGTAGAGTGTGAGGTATGTTACGATATAGAAAAATCTGGGCAAGATAGTCATAGAAATAGGGTTAACGAAAGATTTGCAAAATATGCTCCACTTCAGAGAAAAACCGAAAAAGATGGATCTGTTAGAAATCCTCCTGTATGGCTTGATTTTAGATTTGGTAACTTGTGTAATTTTAGATGCCGAATGTGCGGTCCTGACGCCTCAACTTCATGGTTTAGAGAAAAACACTTAGCACCTCATATTCCTTCACGTGAACAAGTTCAAAATTTAGATTATTGGACTAATAATCCTGAATTCTGGGATGACATGGAAAAAATATATAAAACAATTGATACTATTTATTTTGCTGGAGGAGAGCCTTTTGTTCAAGATGGTATGTACAAAATGTTAGAATTTCTTATAGACAAAGGTAAGACAGATGTTGAACTACAATATAACTCTAATCTCTCATATTCAAAGTTTAAAAAATATGACATAGTTCAACTATGGAAAAAGTTTGATAGGGTTAAATTATGGCCTAGTGTTGAAGGCTATAAAGAACATGTAGAATACAGTAGAAAAGGATTTGTTTGGGAAACTTTTGCAAAAAATCTGACCATATTTATAGATTATATACAAACAGTAAGTGCAACGGGAAATGTATATTCTATACTTTCAAACCCAGAACTTATCTTGCACTTGAAAAAATTAAATTTACAATTTTTTATTACTAACTTAATAAGTCCAGATTTCATGGATACAAGCGTGTTACCTCTTGAAACTAAAAAATTTATTAATGAAAAATATAAAAAGTTTCTTACTGAGTATAAAAGTTTATTTAATAGGTACGAAATAAATACAATTCTAAATTCTCTTAGGCATATGAATCGAGCGGATAATTCACATTTATTACCCAAACTTAAAAAATTTAATACTGCTTTAGACTTAAACAGGAATGAAAGTTTTGAAGCAACTTTTCCAGAGTATGCAGAATGGTATCGAAAAATTTAAAAAATTATCTCGGATTATCTCAT